CTTTACCTATTGCAATATTTGCATTTGCTGTAGTGTTAGCGTCTAGGGCGTTTGCTCCCAATGCTACGTTGTTTACGCCTGTGGTGTTTGCGGATAAAGAAGCGTAACCGACTGCTGTGTTAGTAGATGCTGTGGTGTTTGCTTGCAGAGACAAAGAACCTACGGCTGTGTTGTAATTGCCTGTATTGGAATACAAGCTCTGAAAACCATTAGCTACGTTGTTAGTGCCTGAAATGTTAGTGGCTAAAGCAAATGTACCAAAAGCAGAGTTTCTTTCACCCGTAGTAATCGCAGTACCTGCTTCATCGCCTACGACAACATTATAATTACCACCCGCTATAATGCTGTTACCTGCGTTGACACCTGCGCGGAAGTTGCTTACTCCTGCTGTAGCAGTCTGTAGTGTGCCTATACCTGCGGCAAGGATTACATTACCGCTGGTATCTATGCGCATGCGTTCTGTGTTTAGACTTCCGTTTGAGGATACTCCACTGAAAGTAAATTGCCCTTGTGTCGTGGTAGTACCACCCGTAGAGAAAAAACGAGTAGTTCCGCTTGTGTTATCAAGAAACAATGCGTTGGCTCTATATGCTCCAGAGATACTCGAGCCACCAATAGCAATGTTCGGGGTGTCTAACTTGTCAGCTGGCGAACTAGTACCAATACCCACGTTGCCGCTAGCGTCTATGCGCATGCGTTCTGTGTTAGCGCCGTAAACAAATGTCAACGCATCAGTAGATGCAGGGATGCTTAGTCTGTAATTCGTAACCGCTGTTTGCGCTAGGTTTAATTCTGTTTTTGTGCCACTAGGTGTCGTAACGTGCAAGCTAGTGTCTGGGTTTGAAGTACCAATACCCACGTTACCGCTGGAGGATATGCGGAGACGCTCATACAAACCAGTAGTGTCGCCAGTAAATAAACGTAAAGCTCCGTTACCTACCCCGCCTTCACTGTATGAATCAATTTTGCCTTTTACACCTGCACTGCTGGAATCGTTAGTTTTAAACTCAATCTCACCAAAGATGTCACCAGCAGTTGCACCAGTTGTAGTGGACTCTAACAGTATGTTTGCGCCCGAACCTTGCTGAACAACAAGCCCACCCGTCGTAGCTGTGCCTGATAGGTAGAGGTCTTGAAACTGTTGACCTGTCGCGCCTAAATCGGCATTAACTCCGTTTACCAAGCTGCCGTTGTACCTTGGGAGAATAGCACCATCACCAAAGTACAAGCCTGAGCGCGAAACACCACCGTCAAGTGTTAATGCGCCTACGCTGTACCCAATACTACCTACGGTTGTGCCGCCTTTGCTAAATATAACAATATTGCCGTCATCTCCATTTAGATTAAACTGACCAGAAGGGCCATTGTTTCTTGACATACGCGCCAAGCCTAAAGGAAGTAATTCACAGCCCGTTACAGTTGCTATACTGCCAGCAGCAGTCTTACCCACAAGGAAGTTACCGCTGGAGTCTATGCGCATACTCTCCGAACCACCAGTTTCAAAAGTAATTGGAACAGTTGCACCAATCTGCTCAATGCGCTGATAGCCAAACTTAAAACCTGCTCCTCCGTTTAGGCTGTCAAACTGAGCAATGTTAGTAGCTAGCGTATTGTCAGGAGATTTAACTGTTAGCCTGCTTGGTGCTGACGTAGTACCAATACCCACGTTGCCGCTGGCTCTTTCAATGGTCACAAGGTCTGCGCTACCTGAATAATTGCGTATCTTCATTGCGGTAGCGTCATCAGTTGTCTGAATCGACATATAAGCAACGTTGCCATCGCCCATAATTATTTCTGAAGCCGCGCCACCGTCTAGTAATATGCTGCCCCCGTGGAACTGAGCTGCTCTTGCTGTGTCACCAAACGTGCCGACTGTTAATTTAGCGGAGGCCGATGAAGCACCCACAAGCAAGTTACCGCTGGAGTCTATGCGCATGCGTTCTACTTCAGACGCACTTCTGAAAATTTGTGTATCTGCATTAAGATAAAGGTCTTGCGCTGAATCTAACTGTAGGCTTTCACCATTTGTACCAGAGCTTCTAAGTGTATGAGTATTTCCAGTTCCTCTTGTATCTTGAAGTGTAAAGGTTGCCCCCACGCCACTTGCATGAAGTAGTGAACTAGGCGAACTAGCACCAATACCAACGTTGCCGCTGGAGTCTATAGTCATGCGAATATCAGAGTTTGTTCTTAGACGTATGTCAACAGCTTCGGTAGAGCCAATATCAAGAGGCTTGTTCCCGTAACCATATATTCTATGTTCACCACCAGTAAACTCGTTAATTGAAAGATATTGAGAAGGAACGCCGTCCCTCTGAACGCGTATACCCTCAGATGCATTGGTAGCATTAACAACTAAAGGCGCACTAGGCGTACTAGTACCAATACCCAAAGACTCCGCAGACGCATCCCAGAAGAACTTAGGCGTTGTGCCTGTGTCTTCGTAGAAGCTGATGTCGCCGTTGTTGTTAATTAATAGTCTATCTACAGCAGAACCACCAGCACCTGTGCCAAAAGCAAGTTTACCAATACCAGAGCCGCCTGCGGCTTGACCAGCTATATAAGCCTGTACGCCTGCGGCACTAGCGTCAGCAGAATAAAACTCTACCCTACCAATGTCTTGACCAGTTGATGTAGCTGTATCAGTGTCTTTAAATTGCAACGTGTTTAACGCGCCTGCACCGTTGTTTGACTGTAGCGTTACTGCACCATCAACAGTAAGCCCATCCATCGTAGCTGTGCCAGTAACGTCTATGCCTGTGGCTGTGGTGGCTAGTTTTTCTGCGTTGTCGTAAAATAAAGAAGCAGCTCCGTTAGCTACAAAAGTTGCGTAGTTTTCATCAATCGCTGATTGTAGTACAAGATTAGTTGCACGTATTTTTAAGTTTCCAGTGCCGCCCACATCATCAATATAGCTATGGCTACCATCATGATAAATCTGTAAATCATCACCATCACCAAACGTAGCCTTGTCATTGTCGCCCAATGCTATGCCGCCGTTGGCTGTGATTTCGCCAGAAGCTGTTAAGCCTACAAAGCTAGGACTATCTGTAGTAGCAACGCCTTGGTTAAGAGCTTTAACAGCAGTGATGTTAGTCAACTCGCTGTCCATCAAAGCACCAGCGGCTGTTACGTTAGCTGTGTCAGTTACGTCTGCAAGAGCTTCAATGCCATCTAGCTTAGTGCCATCAGCAGCTACATCACGACCATCTATAGTGCCGTCAGTAGTCAGGTTGCCAGAGATAACAGGAGTAGCTAGAGTCTTGTTGCTGAGAGTTTGTGTGCCAGTAAGAGTGGCTACAGTGCTGTCAATTGCTAGTGTTACGCCGTTGCCGCTTGCAGTAGAATCAATACCCGTACCACCCAAAACACTCAAAGCTTCTGAATCTAAATCAATGGAGATGCTTGTTGTGCCGTCAGTCAGGTCTAAATCTTGTGCAGTGACTTGAGAGTCTACATAGGCTTTGATGCTTTGCTGAGTTGCGAGGGCTGTAGCACTATTGCTAGCCATGTCGTCTTCGTCTAGAATAGAACTGACCGTAATGCTAGTACCAAGCGTTAAAGATGTTGTAGCTGTGATGCTATCAATGTACGCAGCTTTGAAACGTGCTGCATCTGTACCAAGGTCTACGTCACTGTCGGTCACAGGATATACTACGCCGTCTTCAATGCGTACTTGTTCAACGGCTGTGCCGCCTACTTCTACAAAGATGCTCCAGCGGTTGTTACTAGTATCAACCACAATCTTATTTTTAAAATCTTGGTCGCCAATAATTTCAATGTTACCACCTTCACCAGCTCCACCGTCATGTTGGTGTCCAGTTGTACCTGCCGCAGCATACGCAAAAGCATTTACCAGTTGGTTGTATTCATCATTGAACAGTGATGCTGTAATAGTGTCGCCGTCTGTGAGGCTACTTTGTCGTGTATAACTTGTTCCTGCCATCTGGGTTATCTCCTGCCTGCTGGGACGTAATTTATGTATATGCCGTTAATTGCGTATGGTGCGTTCTGATCTGTACTACTAATTCTAAAGCTGCAAGAATGTCCACTGCCTTGTATAGCTTGTCGAAGCATTGGGTCATTACTTGCTCCAAAAATAGCTGTTCCAAACACTGAGACTCCAAAGATTGCAGGAAGCGGAACAGCATCTAAAACATAATCTGCTGGCTGCGGTATTGCGGTATCTTCGTAGTCGTAACGCACTCTGAGTATTGGTTGAACTTCGCCTTCAGGCGTAATAGAAATCTTTGCGTAATGTAAAGTCTTTCTAGTTCCGATGTCTCCAAAGTCATAGTTAGGTGTTGCGTATTGTGCTTCAATATTAAAAGCTATGCCGTTTTCGTAAAACCTATTTCCTTCGTTATGGTTATAAACATAACCTGCAGCATCTCCGTGATATTCTTTTTCGACACCGTTAAAACCAAAACCTGACATAAAGCTTGTAGCTTGTATACCTTTTGTTTCTGCCCACTCAAAACCATTAGCAGCTAATGTTCCTATAATTCCTTTAGAGACTTTTGAAGACTCTCCTTCTACAGTATAAAATAATCTGTACTGTGACTTGCTTCTTAATACTGAACTTGATATTGTGTACGTATCAATTGACTTAGCAAGGTCTGAAGTAATAGACTGTATCTGTCGGCTTACTGATCCTAACTCAACGTCACCAATACGAGATGTACCAGCAACAGAACGAATACCATCAGGACTTAAAAATACTAAGTCGCCGCCGATTTCTTGTATGCTATGATTACTTAAACAACCTACATTTTGTGTAATAGGCACAATAGCGATAGAAGCAGAATCATTAATATTTATAAGCTTATGCAAGCTATTGCGACAAAAGATAATCAAGTCGTCTCGAAAGCTTTTAAGTCCAATTACTTGATCAGCTAATGCAATAGCTCCTGATCCTGCACCTGTAAAATCTTCAGGAGCAAAATTCTTACTATAATAAATAGTGTCTTTAGCTGCATCAGCTCCAGCAACTACTAAGTGGTGATCATGTACAGCACATGTAGAAGGAGCATGTTGATTAGAAACTACAATTTCTTCTGCAAAAAAAGTACGAGTATTTAAACCTCCAGTACCTTCCATGTGAAAGTAAAAAGGTTTGTTTACTCCGTCACAAATAACAATCTGACCGTAAGTAGTATTGCCTTCATACAGCGCAAAAGTAGATTGTTTTTGATTTGTTCGTGCTACTAAAGGCTCTGCAATAAATTCTGAATACGAATCTCCATTAACGGCTACTGAAGCTCTATTAATTTGTAGCCAGCTATCTCCATCGACACTAAAGAAAATACCATCGCCTGAACATACTATAAGGCCATCTGCGTAAACTTCAAGGCCTAAAATTTTATTATTTCCATTTGGCTTTGTACTGCCAAAAGCTGTATAGCCATTTACACGGCGATACCCACCATCAGGATCGACTTCAAAGTTTACAAGCTTTGTAGCTAATCCGGGCTGGGCAAGCATCTCAAGCTGATTAAGGTTAGTATTTAAACCTCCTTTGCATGAGATACCAAAAGGTTGGGAAGCTGCCATATTATACGAATCTCATTCTGTCGTCTTTAATGTAAGTTGGCGAAGGCTCAATAAGATTTGAACGCATACTGCGTAAACCTTTTTTATAATCATCAAGCGCAAATGCAGCGGCTTGTGGGTTGTCTTTGAACTGCCAAATATAATATCGTGCTTTAGCTAAAAGAACTGAACTGTACATCTCAGGAAACACTAAAGTGTCTGAGTATGCAGTTAGTTTTGTAGGAAGGGCCCACGCATAAAACCACACGCGGTATGCCTTATCAGGGATAGGGCTTAGTCCAAACTTGCGACTGTCGGGACTTCTAATAACTCTGTTGGGCTGACCGTACTGTTGAGTATCAGCATCATCTAAATTTTCGGAGACTCGTCTAAAGTCTTTCCATTCTTCGGTAGTCATAAAACGCAAGTTGCTTCCCATGAAAGGAGCTGTCTCGCCTTCGACACCTACTGTTGTAATATAAAAATTATCCCAGTCAATAGATCCATAGTCAGTTGTAACGCTATCGCTTGTGGGCTTCAGCTCATAAAAGCGTGTACCAGCTACTGTTTCAACATAAGTATTGCCGTACATTGGATCTACATCGCCGCTTTCGGCAACAGATAAAAAAGGCCATTGCGGCTCTTCAGTTATAATATCGAAGTATGCACGATTGATAGAATCTTTTACATGTTGCTGAACTCCTACCGAAGTTGCAAAGGAACCAGCTGTTAGAGAAACTTCATTCAGTTCGCGTAAAAGCTCGTTGGTTAAATCTAAGTAGGATGTTGACATGTTTATTTAGCCTGTGTAGTTTTTGAAGTTGTTGTTTCTTTCTTTTTAAAGATAGCATCCCAATTATCATCAAACTTCTTTTTATTTTCTGGCTTGTAAAAACTTCCGGTGTCACCAAATATTCTGTTGTTTTGATTGTTTCTTAACTTAACTCTGTTTGAAGCATTTCCTATCTGAGGCATCCTTTATTCTCCTTTTAAAAAACAGAGGGGCTTTTACACCCCTCGTTTTCTTGACTAGTGCTTAGTCAATTTCGTAGAACGCTGATACGAGTGCATCAGGACGCAATACTTTAGCACCATAGACGTGCAAACCGCGACAAATGTCACCAAAGCTATCTTGGTCACGAAGGACTTCAGTGCTGGTGATAGTCTGTGCAGTTGCAGTAGAGCTAATGTGACCCGCGAG